TTATTTCTTCCGCTTGTTCATCTGCTTGGCTTCCCAGAACAGGCCGGTCAGCACGTCCTTAATGCGCTGCTTATCCTCTTGCGCGAGGGGAATCCCGTCAAACATTAGCTCGCCGTCATCTTCGAGCATCTTCTTAAAATCCCGCTTGTCCCGATAGGTCGCCCATGGGGGTGCTGCCGATTCAATATCAGGATGCTCCTCATGTTTCAAATATCCCGCCTTATCCATTAAATCTTCGTAAGGAATTTGAAGCGCCTCTGCAATTTTACGCAGGGTATGCGGCTTCGGGATACCTCTTAATCCGTTCTCAATCCGGGAGATTTGGGAACCGCTTATGTCAGCTGCTTGTGCCAGCTGGTTGATGCTTAAACCCTGGTCTTCCCTAACTTCCTTTAAGTATGCTCCGAATGAATGCTCCACGCGTTATGGCCACTCCTTACCTTATCTATCTTCAACTCATACTTCCAGTATAAACGCATTCCCACACCTTTGCCAACAGGTAAAAAATAATGAGTATTATTGCCAAAAGGCAAGGAAATTGAAGCCAGCATCCAGGATTTCGGTAAAAGTTCACGTAATCGGCGGTTTACCCATCTCTCCAAATAGTGGTATATTAATTTAAAATACGAACGAATATACGAACAAGTGGTTGTAGATTCAACACTGCCAAATGGCAATAAGAGTTACCATCAACGATTATTATGGGGAGTGAAGACGGTATGAATCCGATATTACCGGAATTGGACAAGCGAAGAACCCAGCAGGCTGTAGAAGCGTTATTTGAGAAGTATCGCATATATAAGACGATCACATTCGAAATAAGAGAGGTGAGTGTAACAGCATCCTATACGGAGCGATTTCACGGTCCCACCAACGTCACCTCAGATCAAACCGCACAGGCAGCCATTTATAATGTAGATGTGCCCGCGGCGAGGCAGCATTATTGCCAGACAATTGAAATGATGGTGGACAGGCTGAGTGAACGCGAACAGCTACTGATACGCGAGCGCTATATGAAGCAAGACGACGTCTACGATTATAAAGTATACAATCATATTCTCGATCCACCGGTCAGCAAGGACACGTACACCAGGATTCGCGCCCGCGCGTTCTATAAACTGGCGCTGGCTTTTGCAGACAGAGGACTGTTGGAGTTGCAGGAACTGCAGAAGGTGATGTAATTATTTTACACATGTATAACAGAACCGGAGGGCCTTAGTGGTCTTCCGGTTTTTTATGTTCGTATTCGGAGGAAGAAAGTTGTTTTTAGTTTTAAATACGAACATATATTCGTACTATTTTCCGCCCGTACGCCTCTGAAAGATCGATTGATTTCATCCAACTAACCGTCAGCGCATCCGTTTCAGGGGTGTAAGATTGTATCATCGGGAATGAAGCAATACAGGCATACCGAACACACACGGTGTACGTGAGCCGGCCATGATGGGCCGGTTTTTTGCTGCGGTGATGTCGAATTGGTCTCATTCCCGACCATCTTCAAGAAAGGAGGAGCCGAATTGATGATGCACATTACCTTCGATACTTCCTTGGGCAGTGCCAACAAGGATGGGCTGGTTATGACATGAGGAGCACGCTGAAAGATGCCGTAATCGGCATCGTGCCCGCCTTAAGAGATCGAGTCTATGACATTCATCCGCCGGATGGTATCCAAGACGCATCGTATGCGGTCCTGACACTCGGAGAAGAGGTGTGGAAATCGGCTTGGGCAGGGTATCGACAAGTGATACGCCTGAAGCTGTACGGGGAGCGATCCTCGCTGGCTGCTGGAAAAATTGTTCGGGTGCTCTCAGATCATTTCAGTATGAAAGCTAAAATAAGCTAAAGTGAATAGGTTTAATTAAGGAGTGATATTCAATGGATCATTTGAATGGAATGTTTACCGGTCAATTTTCAGCAGAATTAAATGCGACAGGTTCTAGCTCCTTACATCATGGTTTAATTAACATTACGACAGCTGGATCTGTCGTTCAACTGCCTAGTATTTCATGTAGAGAAATAACAATAATTGCAAAAGAAAGCAATATAGGGATCATTTATGTGGGTGGACAAGGCTGTAGCGCTGTGTCATATGGTGCAAAGCTAAAAGGCGACAACTCAATTACGCTTCCAGTAAATAACGCAAATTTAATCTATCTAGATGCATCTGTAGATGGGGAGGGTATATCTTATGTCGCGCTATAATCCGATTCCAGATATCAGTCTTTTGGCAGATCGTTTTCGTCTAGTTGAAAATCGTGTGAATGTTCTAGCTTTAGGGGCGGATCCAATGGGCATAAAAGATTCGACAGATGCGCTGCAGGCGGCCCTGAATCTATGTAAACCGGGTAAATTCAACACTGTTTATGTACCAATCGGTAAGTATAAGATTACTCGCACGTTGAAACTACCTTTTCAGCAACGGCCGAATACTTATCATACCGAAGGATTTGGGTTTAAGCTCGTTGGAGACGGAATATATGATACCGGGTTTATTTACGATGGCATCGGTTACATTTTTGAGTCCGATCATGATATGACGGAAGCCTGCTTGTTTCAAGATTTTTATATGAATCACAGAAATGGCAGTGGCATCCATCTTATTCAGGGTGCCCACCAAATGTTCGAACGAGTAAGTTCAACTGCAGTTGGACACGGAAAATATGGTGTCTACATTCAGGGATTGGTTGGTGAGCCCACTCCAGAGAGACCCAATCGGGAAACTGCCGGATATGGCTCGTATATGGTTTCTTTTCGAAACTGCAGATTTTGGCAAGAACATGGGGGGTATAAGGGCACTGGAGTCAGGGTGGAAGATTCCGTACTTTGCACGGAATTCCGAAATTGTTTCTTTTCAAGATCGTTAGCTAATTTTCCACATCTTGAGTTGGTTCGATGCGATACTGTGACCGTGGATAATTGCGCATTCGAACGTTCGGAGCAAGAGGGTATCCCTGAAGCTGATCCTGCAAACGGTAGAACAGAAGAAATGGTAGCGGCCGAGTCGCGTGCGGCGAATGCGCTGATGACCGAACCTTTAATCAAGTTGGATGCATGCCATTCGGTTAAACTTCTTAATTGTCATGCTGAATGGACGTTCGAGGCTTTTGTGGGAATTTACGGCCATACTTCCGGGGTAATCATCGACGGGGGAAAACTAGCACATTACGCAATCGATACCTATAATCCAAATAAGGGTTACCTTGTCGTGGTCGATGATAACTCCGTACATTCTCGTGATATATACATTACAAGAAACACGTATCGAACGCAGGTAGATCATGAAGGGTCAACGGTCGGGCCGGAGTGGATTGATAATGTGGGTTGTGTCTCCATTCAAAATCATTATGATTATACCCCGTACTCGAATGCAAATGACCAGCATGAGCGCCGAAGTGTTCCGAGAATCGGATCGGCAGGTGCGAATATTCTAAAAAACCCGTCTCTATTTGCTGTCGGACAGGGTTCACAGCCTCAAGATATAGATTTGGTTGAAGGTGAATGGACCTGGAGACAGCTGGATTATAAGTCGGGCATAAATGTCAAACAATCGAAAGCAGACGGTTCTAAATGCAGATTCCGAATGAAAACCGTGGAAAGCATGGATAAGTGGGATTTCTATACTTTCGTTTTCATTGGACGCAACCGTTCGGGGGTATCTAATCAGATATGGATCGATATTGGCGGAGATACCAATGATTTTGTGGTGAGAACACCAAGCGGAGATCAGCAATTTACTCAAACCCAAACCTTTAAGGCAAAACAAACGGAAATTGTAGATATCGTAGTTTATCAGGCGATTGATATCGATATCTTGGCGATGTATGTAGTACCTGGATTGGCTACGGAACTGCCTTATGGCTCTGAAGTGTTAGCAGCCTCCAAAATGGAAGTGGTGGGGTTACAGGCTTCGGGCGTTCAGTTAATAGCACAGCCATCACTTCCTCCGGCTTCTTGGGAAACTAGAGGAATGATTGTTAGGCAAGACGGTAATGGCGAAGAGGACAAGATATTCATTTGCAAGCGATTAAGCGATGGTTCTTTTACATGGCGTGAAATATAAGTTGAAAGGAGGCCCACCCATGCCCACCCACCCAACACGCACCGCCCTGGTAACCAAACTCACAACTTGGTTCCCAGACATCCCACTCATTTTCCGAGAGGACGGTACACAATCACCCCAATCCCCATACTTCCGGACAGAGCTGGCGCTTGCCGAGCTCGTTCCTCTCTCGAAGAGCCGCTATGCGGCTCGTTTTCATTTCCGGATCTTTTACGTCACGGGGCCAGGCATGCAGCCAGTGTCCGCGATCATGGACCAGATGCTGGAGACCCTGACTTCCCTCGAAGTCAACGACAGGTTGTGCCGAGCTTCGTCCGTGGCGTGGCAACGACCGGAAGCGGAGTCGGAGGAAGGATTTTTTCGCGCAGAGTACGCCATTCAGTTGACAACCGATCAGGTCGAAACAGGAACCAAGATGCAAACATTGAAACAGGGAGGCGGATTGAAATGAGTAAAAAAGAGACAGCACCTGCATTTAACAAGCACCAACTGGCACAGTCCCATCAATTCAGTAATCGCGAGAAGGATGTGCTGAGCGCCATTCTTGAAGAGGGCAAGACATACACGATCCAGCAAGCGAAAGAGCAGATTACGACATTTTTGAAAAAGGAGGTCATTTAAATGGCCGGAGGAACATGGACAACCCCTAACAAAGTAAGACCAGGCGTATACACGCAAATCTCATCACAGGAGCGGCCGCTCGGACGTCTAGGTGAAAGGGGGATCGCGGCGCTGGGTTTGTCCCTGCCATGGGGGGAGCCTCATAAGATCCAGACGATCCAACCAGGAACCAACTTGGTCGAAGTGCTGGGATATGATATCACAGCTCCGCAGCTGCTCACCGTCAAAGAAGTGCTCAAACGAGCAGGCACGCTTCTGTTGTACCGCTTGAACAGCGGTGTGCAGGCAGCGGGTTCCGTTGCTGGACTTCAAGTAACCGCACGCTATGGCGGTGAACGCGGCAACGACATCCAGATCGTCATTGAGAAAGCCGTGGATGATCCCGGCAAGTTCGTGGTCAGCACCTTGCTTAGCGGCAAAGCCGTAGACAAGCAGCTTGTAGCTAGTGCAGCAGAATTGCAACCAAACCTGTACGTAACCTTCGCACCGGATTCCGGTGATCTCACGGCAACGGCTGGCTTTGCTCTGACGGATGGCGCGAACGGCACGGTGACGAATCAGGAACATGTGGATTTCCTTGCCGCGCTTGAGGTCCAAGACTTCCAGACCGTCGGCCTGTTGTCTGCTGACCCAACGCTTAAGTCCCTGTACACCGCTTTCGTCAAGCGTCTGCGTGAACAGGAAGGCAAGAAGATTCAAGCCGTGTTGCCTGACTACCCTGCGGCAGATTATGAAGGCATTATTAGCGTGAAAAATGGCGTTATTCTCACCGATGGCACAGTTGTGGATAAAACAAAAGCAGTTGCTTGGGTCACAGGTGCTACAGCAGCGGCAGCGGTCAACGAATCCTTGACGTATGCAGCTTACGACGAAGCGGTGGATACCGATGTTCGCCTGAGCCATACGGAGATTGAAGCAGCGCTCGTGAAGGGCGAATTCTTGTTCAGCTACAGCGGCGGCAAAGCCGTGGTCGAGCAGGATATTAACAGCTTTACTTCGATTGAGCCGGCGAAACAGCGCCATTTTTCCAAAAACCGTGTAGTCCGCGTGCTGGATGGCATTGCGAATGATCTGAAATTGATTTTTGAAAAATCCTATATTGGAAAAGTAGACAACAACGTGGATGGTCGAACGCTATTCTGGGCGGAATGTGCTGCGTATTTTGCTTCCTTGCAGAATATGGGGGCGATTCAGAATTTCAATGCAAACGAGGATATTGTGGTGACACCGGGCAATGAGGGCGATGTGCTATTCGTAGACATCAAAGTTCAACCCGTGGATGCCATTGAAAAAGTATACATGAAAGTGAAGGTGGTCTAAGATGGCATTTTTGCGGGCAAACGATACGATTTCTGGACAAGAGGGCAAGGCATTCGTCAAGATCGGCGAGCGTATGGAGGAGATGTTCTACATTAAAACGTTGGAAGCCACGGTGGAAAAAGAGAAAGCCGAGCTGAAAACGATGGGCCAGCGCGCCGTGCAGCACAAAGCCATTGGCTGGAAAGGCAGTGGCACGATGACGATCTATTACGTGACCTCGCTCTTCCGCGAGTTGATGTTGGAGTACATTCAGACCGGCAAAGACGCCTACTTCATGATCGAAGTGCGTAATGAGGATCCGGGTTCGTCGACGGGACGTCAGACGGTGATTCTGGAAGGGGTCAACCTGGATAGTGTGATCATGGCTTCCCTCGATACCGAAGCGGAGGCGCTGGAGGAAGAAGTGGCGTTCACGTTTGAAAATGTGCGGATCGAGACGCCGTTTAATCCATTGGTCTAATACTTTTAACAAGTTGGAGGATGAAGGAATATGAGCGATTTTAGTATGTTTTTTGCTGGACAATCATCTGCGGAGATCACGGAGGAATTCGTGGTCTCTGTTCGTTTTAAGGACGCTGAAGGGAGCCCAGTACCTTGGAAGCTGCGCAGTATCACAGAGGAAGAGAATCAGGAGTGTCGCAAAGCGGCGACGCGCAAGGTCAAAGGCAAGAACGGTGTCTTCACACCCGAAATCGATCCGAATGACTACATGGCGAAGCTGATGATTTCCAGCGTCATCTATCCGGATTTGAAGAACAGTGATCTGCAAAAATCCTACAACGTGCTCGGTGCCGAATCCCTGCTGCGCAAAATGCTGCTGCCCGGCGAATTCGCCGCGCTCGGCGAGCGGGTGCAGGCTCTCAACGGCTTTGACCGCGATATGAACGATCTGGTGGACGACGTAAAAAACTAATCCATGAGGCGACGGTGACGCGAACTATGCGTACTACGCCCTCCACGAACTGCATATTCTTCCTCACCAACTCATGCGATGACGGTCCGGGAACGGGCCGCCATCTATGCCATGATTTCAATCCGAGTGGAGAAGGAGAAGCGCGAGCGTGTGCGGAGGAAGAGATAAGTTGTAGAAGAAGGGGGTGAAGGAATGGCGAGTGTGAAGGATGCATTGTCACAGATGCAAAAAATGACTCAGGTGGCATTCAAGGAGATGGAAGCTATCGTCAAACTTACGGTAGTTCCGGCTGCAAAAGGGCAATTATTTCAGGACACATTCGAGATCAAGATCGGTAACCCGAATGTAGGTGCTGCGATGTTTCAGACGTTCAGAGAAGAGGCGTTGAGAGCCGGAGCAGATGTTAGTCAATCTCTTGAAAATGCACTCTCTTTGATGAAAGTAACCCAAAACTCGGATCAGATATCACAGCTGAACAGCTTCGCAGACCGCATGAGTGTGCTGACGTCAGGCAAAAGTTCGACAGATGCTACTTCTGCCATCATGAGCGCTATGGAAGGGGATACTTCGGCATTGGTGAAGGAATTTCATATCCCAGAATCCAACATTCAAGCATTTAATCAAGAACTTGTGGCATCCAAGGGGAATTTTGCTGATTTTCTGAATTCTATGGACAGCTTATTACAAAAATCAGGCATGACCCAGGAAGCCATGGATTCGATGCTGGATTCACCCGTAAACAAATGGCAGAAGATCATGGGTTATATGGAGGACTCTTATAGTCAGATGGGGGCAGGGGCATTGGCGGCCCTTATACCCGTGTTGGATATGCTAATCAACGCATTCGAATCGGGATCGTTTCAACCTTTTATTGATGCATTAACGATCGGCTTGTCGGTTCTGGCCCAAGCCTTTACGTGGATTGCTGAACTGGTGCCACCTGCTTGGGAATTGATAAAGGTTGCGGTATCTGGTGTGGGGACGGCGATTTGGAACATTATGAATATCTTTATGGGATTCTTGCCTATCATCGTATTTGCAGCTGTCCTCTTAGGGATGCTTAATATTGGTTTTATTACCGGCAAATTGGTCGCCTTAGGGTATGCAACAGCACAATGGATGGCAGCCATGAAAACAAACATCTTAACAGCCGCAACGAATCTTCAGGCTGGAGCCATGAGAATCTTGAATATGGTGATGAGAGCCAATCCGATCATGCTAGTGGTTTCTGCAGTCATCGCTATTATCGCAGCCTTTGCAGCTTGGCAAGCGAGGACGATGGGCTTGAAACAGATATTTAGCAACGTATTTGGTTTCATTGTCGATCTAGCTCAGGGTACAGCTAACGCTGTTATTTCAGTCATCAATGGCATTATTAAGGGGGTCAATGCGGTAGCAGGTTTCTTTGGCAAGATTCTTGGCGTAGATACCAAGCAGATGGCAGAGATCGAATATAAAGCAGATTTTACGGATTTCAAGAACAAAGGAAAGGACTTTATCGAAGACTTTTCCATGGACAAGTTTAAAAGTCAGTTTCTTCCCGAAGCCGATAAGAACGCCAACGAAGACTTGTTAAAAGATTGGAATATCGGCAAAACCGGCCTCGACGTCTCCTATCCGAAATCCGGCCCAATTCCGCCAACCGCTCCGATTCCCGTCACGCCTGCGGGCGGCAAGATCGATTCCATTGGCAAGGTGGACAGCTCCGTGGATGTGGCGAGCGAGGATTTAAAGGTGATGCGGGATTTGGCAGAGGTGCAAGCGATCAGTAATATGATCACCCTGACGCCGACGGTACAGATGACGACAGGGGATATTAACTCTGGGGCCGATCTGGATACGATCATGTCGAGAATTAACCGGACGCTGGAGGAGCAGTTTGTGTCGAGTGCCGAGGGGGTGTATTTGTAGCATGAGCGACTATGGCTTATTCCTGAGCTTCAATAATCAAGAGGAGGTTTTTCGATTTCCGGTCAATCCAGAGCGGATTGATGTTAAGGATAGCGGTGAGGGAAAATCCTATACGGTAGCGGGACTTGGCGAGATTAATGCCATTCTGGCACCGAAACTGACGGAAATATCATTTGAAAGCTTTTTTCCAGGTCGGGTTTATCCATTCGTACATCTGGGGTCTGACGGGGAATTGATGCTGCCGATGGATTACGTCAACACCATTAAGGGTTGGATGGAGACTCGCAGACCGGTGCGTTTTGTGATGACAGGGCTTGTCCCTGATCCGCTGAGCGGTAAGGAGAATATGAAGTCTTTTGGTATTAACATGGCGGCCTCGATTGAAAGCTTCAACTGGAATACGATGTCAGGATCACCGGAGGATGTGGAGTTCTCCATTACGCTCAAGCGCTATGTGTTCTACGGAGCACGGAAAGTGGTTCCGGTCAAAGACAAGCCGGCAGCCGTCGTGAAGACTAAAGACCGGCCGGATGATCGGAAGAAGCCGACTTCCTATACCGTGGCTAAAGGCGACACGTTGTGGGGCATCGCCCAGAAGCTCCTCGGCAGCGGTTCGCGCCATGCAGAGATTCAAAAACTAAATGGAATCAAGGACCATGAAGTTAGGAAGCTAACCATCGGCCGAGTTCTCAAGATTCCCTAAGGAGGTGGCTGCATGATCGAACTAATGATCGACCGCAAGAATGGGAGTGTGTGGGATCTGGGTCAGATCGTCACTGATATTACGTGGACCACCAGCCGTCAGGCGAAGCCAGCGAGTCTGGATATCAACTATGTGAACGACGGACTTGCGCAGAGCAAGGCATTCGCAGTGGAGAATGGCGATATTGTGCGTTTTCGCAAGGATGACCAGAATCTGTTTTACGGCTATGTTTTCTCCAAAGAATGGGGGATGGACGGCCAAGTGAAGCTCATGGCGTATGACCAACTGCGCTATTTGTCCAGCAACGAAACCTACCGGTTCACGAATACTAAGGTGGAGGACATCATACGCAAGATTGCGAAGGATTTCAATTTGAAGACAGGGACGCTGGCCAATACGGGGCATACGATCCCTGCCATGCTGGAAGCAGACAAAAAACTGATCGATATCATCTGCAAAGCGCTGGATTCCACGCTAATCGCAACCAAGCAGTATTATATGTTTTATGACAAGTTCGGTGAACTGACGTTGACCAATATGAATGATATGCTGCTGATGCTTGCTGTGGGAGAAGACAGCCTAATGACGGATTTTTCATATAAAAAAAGCATCGACAACGATACGTACAACCGCATTAAAGTTGTGCGCGACAATAAGCAGACGGGGAAGCGGGACGTGTATATGTATCAGCATGGGCAGAACATCGCGCAGTGGGGCTTGCTTCAACTGTATGAGGTCGCAGATGAGAACATGAACCCGGCTCAATTGAAGCAGCTTGCCCAGAACTTATTGGAGTTGAAGAATAAGGAACAGCAGACGCTCTCGATCGAGGCGATCGGTGATCTGCGCGTCCGTGCGGGACATACGATCTACGTCAACCTGCCCGAAGAAGGCTTGAAGCCATATCTGATCGATGAGTGCAAGCATAAGTTCGGAGGCGGAACGCATACGATGTCGCTGAATATGAAGGTGGTGTAAGCAAATAGATGCTGGATATTATCAAAAAAGCTAGTCTCAGCGCCGTGGGAAGTACCAACCCGGTGGCGGTGCAGTATGGCACAGTCACATCGGTTCATCCTCTGGAGGTAAACGTGGATCAGCGTTTTAGCCTGACGGAGGATTTTTTGGTTGTGGGGGAATCGATGACGGAATACAAGCTCACAATCAGCGGTGAAGAGTATATCATTCGCAAAGGACTTGCGATCGGAGATACTGTGCTGCTCATTCGTTACCAGGGTGGACAGACGTACCTTGTGCTGGATCGGTTGGTGAAGCATCATGATTCCGCAGGGAGGAACGATTGAGCCAGAGCGTGAGATGGTCGAGACATTGGAGCAGCCTAGCTTGACGTATCGTTTGGATCTGGAGAAGGGGACGATATCCGGTCACATCGACGGTCTTGAAGCGGTGAAGCAGGCGGTTGTCAAAATACTTCAAACTCGCCGTTTTGCGCATTTGATCTACAGTAGCAACTATGGCCAGGAACTGGACTCCGTCATCGGGCGCGACCCGCTATGGGCGTATGCTGAGATCGAGCGGCACATTAAGGAAGCACTGCTACAGGATGACCGGATTATGTCGGTGGATGAGATGAACATTACCTTTTCGGGTGAGCAGGCCATGGCCGAATTCACAGTCCGAAGTATGTATGGCGCTTTTCATATGGCGAAGGAGGTGAGGAAGGATGGTTGAGGAACAGACGTATGAAGCGATTCTCGAGCGAATGCTGGATCGAATACCAGATGGCATGGACAAACGAGAGGGCAGTATCATTTATGATGCGTTGGCACCTGCGGCTGCGGAGTTGGCTCAGATTTATGTGGAGCTGCAATTAAATGCAAATCAACGTTTCCCGGATACCGCATCAGGCGAGTATCTTGACCGGGCGATTGCCTGGGCAGATGTGAAACGGAAGCAGGCCAGTAAAGCGCAGCTAAGAGGTGTGTTTTACAACGCCTCCAATGAATTGATGGATGTCCCAATCGGTAGTCGCTTTTCCCTAGGAGAACTTAACTATGTTGCAACAGATCGCTTGACTCTCGGAAACTTCCGTGTGGATTGTGAAATGGCTGGTGCAGAAGGGAATCGGTATTTCGGTCCACTGCTGCCCATTAACTATATACCGGGTCTTGGACGTGGAGAGCTGACCGAGCTGTTGACTCCTGGTGAGGATACAGAAGAGGACCCTGTTCTGTATGAAAGGTATCAAGAAAAGGTATCTCGGCCCATCACGTCAGGCAATCGATATCAATATGAGTTATGGGCAAGGGAAATTACAGGCGTAGGTCGGGCGAGAGCGTTCCCGGAGTGGGATGGTCCAGGGACGGTGAAAGTGGTGTTGTTGGATAATGACATGCGTTCCCCGTTACAGACGGTTGTGGAAGCAGCTCAAGCATACATCGATCCGACACAGGATGGCATGGGGGAAGGTACGGCGCCTATCGGCTCCGTGACGACCGTGGTGGGCGCTATGGAGATCCCGATTGATATCTCAGTCAAGGTGACGCTGGCTACAGGAGCCACGTTGCAAGACGTGCAGGAGCAGTTGGAGTTGGGAGCTGCGGAGTACTTCCGAGACTTGGCCTTCACGGATCCGCTGGTGCGGTACACGCGCATTCAGGGCATTATCCTCGGGATCCCACCGGTGATCGATTACTCGGATCTACTGGTAATTGGTGAGGCTAAGAATATTGAGATTGGCATGGATGGCGTCGCGGTGCTTGGGGCGGTGACAGTGACATGAGTGAGCTTCTAAAGGAATATCTGCCCGACTACTATGACGGTGTACTAGAGATGGAGGAACTACTAAGTTCAGAAGGTGTTGAAGTCGAAAAGTTGATGGGGAGGATTGAGGAATTACTAATGCAGTCCTATCCTGATTTGGCTACATGGACCCTCAACAGGTATGAAAAAGATCTACACATTACACCTGAAGCCGGGAAGCCCATTGAGCAACGGCGGTCCGTCATCATCTCCAAGATGCGCGGCAATGGAAAGGTATCCGGCAACTTATTGAAAAGCGTAGCGCAAGCATATGACGGCGGGCAAGTGAATGTCTCAGTCGAGCCAGCACGATACCGAATTATCATCACCTTTATTGATACCCTAGGTGTTCCCGTTAACATTGATGATCTGAAGAAAGCTTTAGATGATATCAAACCAGCACATCTGTCATTGGTTTATGACTTTAGATTTCTACTCATTCGAGACATCAATAATGTGATGACATTCAATCAACTGAAAGAATTACCTTTTAGTATGTTGGCATTCAGAAGAACGGGAGGATTGTAACCATGCCAAAACAAACACCGAATTTGAATTTATTCAAAGTCGATGGAGACACAGACGGCAATGATACGTTTAACGTTGATGTCGTACTTAACGACAACTGGGATAAGCTTGATGAAGTTATAGGAGAAGTAAGAGAAGAATTAGAAAACGTAGTCGTGGATATCCCTCTCGCATCTTTGACGAAGGCGGGTATCGTCCAGCTCTCCAGTGCAACGGATAGCTCAGCCGAGGACAAAGCTGCGACACCAAAAGCAATCAAAGACGCCGCCCTGCAATCTAAATCTTACACGGATCAGCAAATCAACCTGGTCACTGAGACAGGCATCCCCAAACTAGTCAGCTACCCGCTGAAGATCATAGCTACTAGCGACAATCAAACGGTATTTGAGATTCCGCTTGATTTATTCGATGTTAATACGGATACATTGCTGGTTTCGATTAACCGGGCGGTTCTGGACCCGACCCAATACACGGTGACCAATACTATCCGAAGCGGAGACGGTGAAGTTACGCAACGAGCGAAGATCACTCTTCTTTCCGGCGTGTCCTCAACGTCTGAGGTGACGATGGTCGTTCTTAAAAATGTTCCACTCGGCGAAGGGGGCGCAATCAATGGTGCAGTGCTGGCGGTGGATAGCGTACCTATTAATCGAGTTAATGGATTGCAAGGTCAGATTGACGAGGCTTTTCAAGCTGGCAATGAGCGGAAAGCGGAAGTGGTTGCCGCGCTTGTTGCCATCGGAGTACCGGCATCCACAAGCGAGACATGGGCGCAGATCATACCTAAGATATCGGCGGTGATCCGGGCCACAGGTAATGCGACGGCGGCAGACGTACTAGCAGGGAAGACATTTAGTAATGCTACCGGAAATAACCTGATAGGATCTATACCGAACCGAGGTGTAGGTGGCACCATAACGCCTGGAACAACCAATCAGACCAAAGAAGCCGGTTATTATTCATCGGCGCTTACAGTTCTTGGTGATCCAGACTTAGTGGCAGCGAATATCCGTGAAGGGATGGAAATATTCGGTGTAATAGGCGCATTGAAACCTGAACTTTACGCCACTGGAATTACACAGTCAGCCATGACATCCGCCGAGTTTATAACTGCTCGAGGAGTACCTTCTTCTTATCCCCATTACCCAGTACAAGTGTCAGCTGAGTTTTAAGCCGAAAATTCTTGCGCTATTTAGCCCAGATAGAACAAATATTAATCAAATAACAAACTTGATAGTATATTTAGGACCTCTCGGATACACGTTTGACGGTTGGGAAATGTACGACATGTCAGACACAGGTTCGAATTATAGAGTGGATGGGACGGCATCTTATATCACAGAAACAGGGTTTAGATTAGCAGCACAGTACAACACGACGTATGTATGGCATGCATTTGCATAGAGGGGGTGTTATTTTTGAAGATCGGATCAAGGATTTATTACGAGAAAGTCACGGGTAATTTAATTCAAGTGGTTGGAGAAAGATCCGTAGGCGTAGAAACTACAATTGAACAGGATTTAGAATCATACCTTAGCTTGTCTGATCGAAATCCTGATAGTGTTGGTATGATTCAACTAGAGTATGGCCAGTATCGAGATGATTACGTATCAGGCGGCGTAATTTATGGCGTGGACTTAGATCGGCTGGTTCCCTTGTTTCAGTATCCAGATGAATTGGAGCCTGAAGAGCCTAGACAGCCATTGTCTGAAGAGGTGGAACATTTAAAACAACGTCTAGCAGATTCTGAGTCACGCAACGATCAATTAGCCGAGGAAAGCACAATTAATCAAATTGCCCTCATGGAACTGCATATAATGATCCTCGGTCTGACAGGAGGCGAACCAAAATGATTGGTGTATACGTTAAGATGATACAGAAAGGCATAATCGCTATTGAAGATGTGCCGGAATCAAGTAGGGAGGACGTACGTCATGCCTTGGATCAAGCATAAAGCTCGCCTGTATGCTTATAGTCTGGTCGGTAGCTCTCCTCAAAGGGGGTGAGACTATGCTGGCTGTATACGTGATGATGATCCACAAAGGCGTGATTACGATTAATGATGTACCATCAGCAAGCCGCGATAAGGTACGCGAGAGGCGTTGGAGATCGGTGGTATGGATAGCAACGGAAATATTATATAAACGGCACGCTGTATAAGAGCGTGTCTTCTTTATGCCCCTGGATGGCCCAGGGGTATATAACGCCATAAACAAGGAGATGAACAACAATGGCAAAAGGTATTACATTACAGGAGCTGGATGCATCGACAATTAAAAGTCTTGTACCTCACCTTGGCACGACCACTAATAGTGGAGACAACTATAGCATAACAACCAATGCGTCAATCGGTGTAAATCAAAAATTCACAATTACATTTAACGCGGCAAGTGCTACTTCTCCGACACTCAAAATCAATAACGGTACAGCTACTCCTATTAAAAAGGCAAACGGAAGTAATGCCAAACTATACGCCAGTGTCTATACGCTGTTTTGGGATGGATCGGCTTTTATCTTACTGGGTGAAGGGGGGAGTGGAAACGTACATCCTGATCAGGTTGAGGCGGGCTTTACTTTTACTAATGACACTGGTGAATTTACAGGAACACTTAGTAAGCAGCCTTTCGTGAACGCTATCAATTCAAAAGGTGTTACAGCATCTATGGCCGATCCATTTAATACATTGGCTGCTAAAATTGATCAGATCAGCACGGGGTTAAAACGAGCATCCGGGAATGGAGCTGCATCCGTCGTGGAAATAGCCAATTTAGACTTTGAGCCATTAATAATCATCATTAGGTGTAATGGTAGTTTTTATTACAATGATGGCCATCAGGGGAACGAGAACAGATCAGCCCAAATAGGTGGGGCAATGTATTTTGTAAAAGGGGAAAGTAACTATAATATCTCAGCTATAGTCACTACGGGACGCGACGGATCAACCAGTATAGAAATCAACCCAACAGTATCATGGTATCTGAACGGATTTAAAATAAATGTTCAAACACGGACATCATCATCTACTAATAATATATCCGCATCAATAGGAAAATGGGATGCAATCGGAATATAACATGATTATTTTAGGGGCGGCGATAGAATGAATGAGCTCGGAAGAAAATTATACTATCAACCATCCACAGGGAACGTAGTCTTTACCCGTGGGGAAATGACTGGACATGTGATCGAATCGACAAAAGAACAAGATTTCGCGTCCTATTCAAAACTGGCAGATTATAATCCCAACACCATCGGTGTTGTGCAACTTGAGCACGGCCAATATGCCGAAGAATTTGCTGCATGTAACGGTTATCGCGTAAACCCGGGTACAGGAGAGATTCAGTTTTTGTATCCAGATCTAAATGACCCGGAGGAACCGCCTACATTTCGAAAACCGTTGTCAATAGAAGTCGACGAACTCAGACAAGAAAACATCTTATTGAAAGTCCAAAATGCCGCATTATCCGAGAGGGCCGATTTTGTCGAGGACGTAATCGCCGAGATGGTAAAACAGGTTTACCAGTGATACGCCGTTTCCTTTACTGGATACTCTGGAAAGGAGGTGGAGCGATATGATGGCGATGTTTTTTGCTCACCGTGTGATTTTGGACAAAACCAAGTTTAGCGAGGTCCCAACAAGCTTGCAGCCGGGTGTACGCAATATCCTGATTGACAGTGGACTGGAGTTTTTTATCCAAGAATAGTGTTATCTGCAGCGCCGCAAGGCGTTTTTATATTGCCCCCGGCCCTCGCCGGGGGCTTCTTACCCCTAAAGGAGGAATCATCATGTATGAGCACATCGGTCAACTGGTTAAGATGCTGGTGGCGGGGACGGGGGCCGTGACAGGGTACTTCTGGGGTGGCTGGTCGCTGCCGCTGCATCTGTTGTTGTGGTTCGTGATGATTGATTGGCTGACGGGTTGGGGCGCGGCTTGGATGAATGGCGAGCTGCGCAGCCGGATCGGTTATGAGGGCATTGCCCGCAAGATCACGATCTTTGTCATTATCGCTCTCGTGCATCTCGTTGATCGGGTGCTGGGGGAAATGAATTATTTTCAGAATACGGTAATCTTCTTCTACCTCGCCAATGAGCTCCTGTCTATTATCGAGAATGTCGGGCGAATGGGGGTTCCAATTCCGCAGTCCTTGCGTAATGTGGTACAGGTCTTCCGGATCAAATCCGAAGAAGGGGAAGAGAATCCCGCACGAAAGGAGGAGAAAAAAGATGAAGCCTCTTGA